TGAATACTACCTAACAGGAAAGAAGGAATAACTATGGCTATCTATAAAGTGCGCGAGTTAATTGAAAGACTGCAGATTGACTACGACCCCAATGAAGTGATCGCTTACACGATCTACAGTAAAGGTGATGTAGAAAGTTTATTAGAGCATGACTTCCAACGCCCAGACATCAGTACAGATGAAGTATGGGAAGAGGTTATTCGAGGTGTCAATGGCTCTATCGAAACCTCACAAGAAGACATCAACAGTTACCTTCACGAGTTAGTTAATGCAGAAGTAGACCAATACGAAGACCCAGAAGATGACGAAGAAGAGGAAGACGAATGAGTACGATCACAGAAGATGACTGGTACACGAAATACAAACCAGTAACCAATCACATCGACCCCAACGCATCATGGGGTGGGATTCTCTTCGAGACCTATGGAGACGAACTCGAATACGTCAAGACCAAAGTAGATGAAAACCGAGTATGGACATGGCTTGAGGGAGATGACGGCAGTACCTCAGTAAGTGCTGGGTACTCGATCGTCAATCGTCTGGGTTACTTCATCACAGAGGAACCATTTACTGATCTCAACCAATGGTGGCAAGCAGAAGAGGCAGAGTGCGGTGAGTGTGATACTCAGCGTTCATCAGGTTCATGCGAAGAGTGCCAAGAATGGCAAGTGATCGAAGGGATAGTCAATGGCTGAGAGTATTCATGCAGGGATAGTTCACGATCTCGAAGCAGATGAGTATCACTATAGATGCTCGGCATGCGGTACAGATCTATACAGACCTACGAAGGGTGAGATGCAACTCGCTATCCCACTTCATACCAAGAGTAAAAAGTGTTTAGGGGGTTACTAATGTTTAAGAGTAAGAAGAACCACCAAAAGATCTCAGAAGAGATCGAAATGGAACTGCGATTACGAATGACCTATCTTGAAGAGCAGATCAAGGCTCAGCAGATGCTACTTGTGGCTACACAAGAACTCATGGCATTTATTGTGGAGAGAGGCAAGTAAAAATGTATGAAGACTTACTTGACGAGTCGCTATTCGATGAAGATTTCAACTCAGACCCACAGTGTAACTGTGAGTGTGATTGCAACGTACCAGTATCAGGACAGTGTGTTGATTGCTCAGAAGATACAGGTCACCAGAACAACAGTGGTTCACCCAAGTACGACCAACTCAATGAAACCTACCTCAAAAGTATTGGAGACTAGTAATGGATAAAGACAAAGAGTTACTTATTTTAGATACGGCACTTACGTCCTTGCTAGATAACTTTCAGTATGACCCAGAAGACTATGCTGATCTAGAGATCACAGAAGAAGAGATCATCAAACTTCTCACAGAAGTATCTGACGAACGACTAAGGCGTTTTAACTCACAACAGAAACAGGGAGCAAACAATGGATAAAGAACATCAAGATAGAGATGATCTTATCAAGTCAGTCTTGATTGCTAACGAGTTCATCAGAGTAATACATGGTTATGCCAAAGAACGTGAACGTGAAGACGGGTTGCCGTTAGACCTAGCAGAAGATCTAGCGAACGAATACCTCAGTAGCGTTATGGTCGACAACAATGTAGAGCCAGAGATGCTGATCTGGGGCTTAATGAAGATCATCGAGATCTTGCTCGTCAATGCGGAGTTAGAACCTTCTGATCTCAATGCAACTCTGGACAGTTTCATCAACTATCTCAAGGAGCGTAATGCTTAAAGAGTTCGTCAATGTTCCATGTCAAGAAGTGGGTATTCGTGTCTTTTTTCCTACAGATGAAGAGACAGACCGATACACACCCGAAGAAGCATCACAAGCAAGACGGATTTGCCATAAGTGTCACATGATAAGTGAGTGCTTAGAGTTCGCCATGCACGAAAACTTCGAGTATGGAATCTATGGTGGTATGACACCAGCCGAACGAAGAGCACTGGCTAGGTATGAAAAGCGTAGAAAACTAGGTGGGCAACCACGAAGGAAGGTCGCATAATGAAACTTAATAGAAAGAATGTGTCTAAGCATGAACGAACTCCTATCTCTCAAAGACATCGCTCAGTTATCGGGTCTGGAATACAACACTCTATTCGTGTATCGAAGGCGGGGCACCCTTCCAGAAGCCGATCATCAAGTGGGCAACAAACCTCTATGGAACAAATCAACGATCGACCCATGGTTAGAGACTAGAAGAACTAAGAATAAAACCGAAAACAAACCCAACTAACAAAGGAAAGCCATGTCAACTCAGCAAGATCAACTCGAAGCACTACAAGAACTAGCACGAGAGTATGGACTCAAGGTAGTAATCACTACCGAGAAGCCAACACGCAGACCTATGCACTCCAATGCAGGTAAGAGTTACCGAACCAAGAAGGCTATCCTCACCGATCTAGCAGAGGCTCGTAAGGAGTGGAAGCAGATCAACGAAGAGCAGTACCAGCGTTCAGAACTTATCCTGCATACCAAGAAACAGATCGCAGAAGAGGCAACCAAAGCCAACGTTATTCAAGAGAAGATCAACGCGCTGACGGCTGAGGCTACCAAGAAGGGTGCGACTGCTAAGGACTTAGAGAGCACCCGTAGCAAGCGCAAGTACGTCAAGCGTAAGTAACAAGGTGTGTGCCGTCTGTAGGTAGTTCGACAACGAGCGTACTCATCAGTAAGATAACCAATAGGAAGGGGGTGGACTATGCCTTATGTAGTTAAACGGGGTAACCGATTTACAGGTTACTATCGCAAGAACGGCAAGAGGGTATCGGCTGGCACGTATGCCAACGAGCAGGAAGCCCTCTCCTATGCCACGATCGCCCAGAAGACGGGCACAGTCAACGTGAGCCACCGAGCAGTGACAGTGGACAAGTACTTCACCAAATGGATAGCCAGAGTCGATCTCATGCCTATCACCAAGAAGAACTATGAACTAACTTATCGAACATACGTTCGAGATCATCTGGGTCACTATGCCTTAGACCAAGTAACCCTACCTATCGTACGAAGTCTGATCCTAGAGTTACTCTCTGAGGGTATAAAGCCCTCTACTCTTTCTAAGGTAAAGTCATGTATCGGTTCTATGTATAAGTCAGTTCTGGAAGAAAACCCCTCAATGGGCGCGAATCCTACGCATGGACTAAAGATCAAGGCTAACCAACCAGATCTACAGAATGTCCTAGAGCCAGAAGACTTTAAGAAGATCATAAGTAACTTACCTGGCGGAACCGGTTCCGGTGCAAAGTTACTTGCCACGTTCCTCGTAGTCAGTGGGTGCCGTTTTGGTGAAGCGACCGAACTCAGGGTCAAGGACTTCAACTTCGACACTGGCGAGGTCTATGTCCAACGCCGAGTATCAGAACTGGGCAAGGCGTATGGCAAGGGCGAGCGATTTAAGGTCATAGAAGGCACCAAGTCGGGTAAAAAACGCTCTGTAAGCCTATCTAAAGCCCTATTACAAGAGATTAAGACCTATGTCTCACTCAACGACATGCGGAAAGAAGACCTGCTCTTCCCTCGTGGCATTACGTTAACAGCAGGTAAACTAGAATCTTCACGTGGTACAGAAAGCCCTTTGGAGTCCTTCTCCAGAGACGGAAAACAGTTCCAACATGGAACGCTATACGCCTACACCCATGGCGGGTGCAGGTGCGAAGACTGTAAGGCGGTAAGGCGAAAGCCAAGCAACCAAGCAGAGCGAACCATGAAAGATGACATGTGTCACCTGCCACGTGGGGTATGGAGAACTACATGGAACAAAGCAATAGCCAAATCAGGAATCGGGTGGAATCCTCGAACCCATGATCTACGGCACGCTAACGCTACCCAGTTGCTAAAGAACGGGGTAGATGTGCACGAGGTCAAGGAACGTCTAGGACACCAGTCGATTAACACGACAGAGCGGTATCTCCACCGACTCCGTCACCAACAGTCAAAGGCAGGGGAACTTGCTAATGACTTTATGGAGTGAAATGACTATGAAACTAACAACAAGAGGCAAAGTATGGCTGGCAGGACTATTCACAAGCCCAGTACTAGCAATAGCACTAGGTCTAGGAGTAGCAACACCAGCAATCGCGCCAGCACCAGCCAACGCACTAACGCTAGAGAAGTTCGAGGGAGCCAAGTTCATCTCGGATAAGGGTCTCGTCACACTTCTCAAAGCAACAGGTTTCAAGGGTCAAGCCTTGAAGTATGCGTGGGCTATCGCTAAGAAAGAATCACAAGGTCGCCCTTTAGACTTTGACGGAAATCTTCGTACAGGAGATAAGTCCTATGGACTATTCCAGATCAACATGCTCGGTGCCATGGGCGCAGAGCGTAGGGCGTATTATGGTATTGCGGAAAACGCAGACCTACTCAACCCTGTGACCAATGCCAAGATCGCTTATCTAATGAGCGATGAGGGCAAGGACTGGTCTCCATGGAAGGGAACTCATACTGCTGTAGTCCAGTACTACTTAAAGCAGTACCCATACAAGACACCAGTAGTACACAAGGTAAAGGCAAAGGGAAAGCCGAAGACGAAGAAGTAAACCGAGAGCCACCTCGAAAGGGGTGGCACTCCAATCTCTGAGGGGGGATTATGACGTTTGGTAACAACACCCACAACACAGTGACTCTCACTGAATATGGCTATGGTTCAATGGGTACGCCAGTAATTACTGACACTAGTGTCGCCTCGTTCTCCTTGAACCAAACTCCACTTATTAGAACTGACCCTAGCAAAGTACTAGGAGCAGATAACTACCACCAAGGTCTTTTTTGGAAGCACTTTGCTCGTAGAAACTGGAAGCAGTTGGTTACAGAAGCAGAGGGGTGGGGTGGCTCAGTAATGCTTATTAAAGTATGTTCTATCTGTGAAAACCCAATATTCTCTCAAGCACTTCATGCAGTGGAAGATGACAAAAAAGCAGAGATAATCTTAAAACGAGGACTTGATGCGGATTTAAGTCATTTAAAAAAGTGCACAGGAGCATTAGATGAAGAAGTATGAGCAGTGGCACCAGCCAGAACTTACGTTTAAGCCAAAGCATATGGACAAGTACAAAGAGGCTTATGAAAAGCATAAAGAATCTGCTGAAGAGTTCTTTAGCCATGTGTCTAAGGGTATGGACAAACTAAGCAAGTCAGAGTTTGAGTACATCTACTGGACGCATCTAGCGAAGGTAGGTTGGAAGATCTACGATGAGAGACACATAGCCTTATCATGTTTAGTTTGCGGTGACCCTGTGGGTCTTAACGTGGATATCAACACGATAGGAAATGATCTTCCATACTTAAAGAATCCAAAGAAGCACATACAGAGCCATAATAAAACATGTAAAGGAGAACCTAATGAGTAATAAAGAGTGCAAAGGAAAGAAAGCCTATCCAACACGCACTAAAGCCGAACGTGCCCTCAACATCTTGTGGAGAGCGACTTACAGTCAGATAGAGATACGTCCTTGTAGGTCGTATAAGTGCTCAAAGTGCTCTCAGTGGCACCTTACTAGTAAGCCAGATAGAGAATTAACAAAGCGTTATTAAAGCCATAGCAAAAGAAACAGCCCCCCACCAAGCGGTGAGGGGCTTTTCTTATGAGAACGTTTAGTTAGCCGATGTAGCATCCGTTGTAGTAGCAGAAGCGTCAACAGAAGCATCAGCAACAGGTGCTGAAGCATCAGTAGCGTCTGTGGCTGCAGGAGCAGCAGGTGTAGCATCTGCATCAGCAGAAGCAGGGGTTGCATCGGTTGGTGTTGCAGCAGAAGCATCATCAGAAGCATCTGCAGGAGCAGAAGCAGCAGAAGCATCATCAGAAGCATCTACAGTAGTAGAAGCATCAGAAGCATCATCAGAAGCATCTGCAGGAGCAGAAGCATCATCAGAAGCAACAGGTGCGTCTGTATCGGTGTTGTCGTCGCCTTCTAGATCAGCAGCAAGTTCAGCAATATCTTCTGCAATTGCTTCTAGATCATTTTGGATATCGTCGAGGTTTGACATTGTATTTCCTTTCGTAGTGCAAGTTACCTTGCTAGAGTATTATCTCAAACAAAGTAACTTTGCACACCTATCAACAAGGTTAACGTTTACTGATTATCTTTAATTAGTTTTACTTCACATGCATCTGTTGTACAGTAACTTTCTCCGATAGCATCAGCAGCCATACCTGCATACACACCAGCAAGATCAATAGGAAACAACTTCATTGTTCCTTCATCTTCATACTCTTGAGGGCTGATTTGTTGGTAAGGCATTTGGGCGTAGGCTCCGT